AATAACTATGACTTATTTAGAAACAGTAAATAAAATCCTAAAGAGATTAAGAGAGAGGACAGTTACGTCTGTAGAAGAAACTCCTTACTCTGCTCTCATCGGTGTATTCGTTAACGACGCTAAACAAGTTGTGGAGGAAACATGGAAATGGTCTGCTTTACGTACTACACTAACGGCAACTACTACGTCTGGTATTTTTAGTTATGAGTTAAATGGTACTCAGAACAACTTTGACATCTTAGATGTGGTTAATGATACTGATAACTTCTTTCTTCAATACAAAGATGCTCATAGTTTTAATGGGTTGTTCTTAAACTCTGACCCAGCTACAGGTTCTCCTTACTATTACAGTTTTAACGGTATTAGTACTGATGGAGATACTCAGGTAGACTTATACCCTATACCTGATGCTACTTATACATTACGGTTTAACATAGTACAACGTCAACCTGACTTAGAAGCAGAAGCAGACGTTATTCAAGTCCCAGCCAAACCTGTAGAACTATTAGCGTATGCTATGGCTATTGAGGAGCGTGGCGAAGATGGTGGTGTCAATCCTGTTACTGCCTACGCTATAGCAGAACGTGCCTTATCAGATGCTATTACCCTAGACTGCGGTAAGCATCCTGAAGAAATTATCTGGGTGGCTCACTAATGCGGGCTAAGAGCGTAATGACAGAGAACTTAACTACGGCTGCTCTTACTGATAGTACAGCGTTATTGTATACTGTACCACCTAACGCTAGAGCCAAATGGGTATTAGCTTTTGTGTCTAATGGGTCTGGTTCTACTGTAAGTGGCGTACACTTAGAAATATCTAATGGTGTAGATATAGTTGTATTGGGGTCTAAGTCTTTAGGTTCAGGTGACTATATCGAGTTAGAGATGAATGGTGGCTATGTGATTCTAGAGTCTGGCTATGAGTTAAGGGGTAATGCTGGTTCTACTGGTGTTAGTTGTATTTTAACTGTGGAAGAAACTTCTAGTACGGTGACTTATAATGGCTAAACCTTTACAACCCGCATCAATCGTAGCTCCCGGATTCTTTGGTCTTAATACTCAAGAGTCTGGTGTAACCTTAGAAGCTGGCTTTGCCCTACAGGCTGACAACTGTGTAATAGATAAGTATGGTAGGCTAGGTAGTCGTAAGGGCTGGAGATACCAAACTACACAACTTAGTGGTGTTATAGGTGATAATGCTAATGTTAATTTATTAGGTACTCATATCTTTACAGACCTAGCAGGGCTTAAGTTAAACTTGTCTTGGAGTGAAGATACTTTTTACAAAGGCTTAGAAAATTTAATACCTATAACTCCTACTACTACAGACACAATAGAAGATGGAAACTGGTCTTCTGCTACTCTTAATGATAGAACATACTTCTTTCAAAAAGAATATAAACCTCTAGTATATACAAACGAAACTTCATCAGAAGTATTTAAAACAATAGATACCTTTACTGGTTATGATGGTACTCCTCCAGAAGCTAGTATAGTAATGTCTGCTTATGGTCGATTGTGGGCTGCTGTAACTGAAACAAATAAAACAACTGTATACTTTTCTGACCTATTAGATGGTACTAAGTGGGGTTCAGGTAGTGCTGGACAACTAAACATAGCTGGTACATTCGCTAAGAACAGTGACGTTATTACTGGGCTGGGTGCACACAACGGTTTCTTAGTAGTATTCTGTAAAAACTCTATTATGTTGTTTCAAGACACAGATAGTTTTGAGGCTAGTTTTGATGTAACTACTTTATCTTTAGTAGAGACTATTGAAGGTATTGGTTGTATATCTCACAACACTGTACAGAATATAGGGGACGATATTATGTTCCTATCTGCTACAGGTGTTAGGTCTTTAGGCAGAACTATCCAAGAGAAGTCACAACCACTAAGAGACCTATCTAAAAACATACGTGATGATTTGATTACGTTAGTAGAGAATGAAGGTACAGACACTAACATCAAAGCTGTGTACTGCCCTAACTTTGCCTTCTATCTACTATATTTTCCAAGTGCTAATATTATATATGCTTTTGATACTAAGACACCACTGCCTGATGGTGCTTTAAGAATTACTAAGTGGTTGGGAATAAAGCATACTAATTTTATTTATGATGCTGATGAACGAAAGTTATTGTTCTGTCAATCTAACGGCTTGGCTGAATACTTTGGTTCTCAAGATAACGGCAGTTCATTTAACTTTAAGTATTACACTAACTACTTTGACTTAGGCAACAGTAACATGACTAAGTTAGCCAAGAGACTAAGTATAACATTGATTGCACCAGACAACCAAACATTTGTAACTAAGTTAGGCTTTGACTATTCCACTAATTATTTTAGTTATGCCTATGTTATTAAAGGAGAAGGCACACCTTACTACTATGGTATAGATGAATATACAGTAGCAGAGTATTCTAGTGGGGTGGGTATCGCAACAGTTAGTAATTCTGTGGGTGGTAGTGGCAAGGTGTTACAAGCAGGTTTTGAAACAGAAATTAATGGCGCGCCTCTTAGTATTCAAAGAGTAGATGTATTTATTAAATCTGGAAAAACACAATAAAGGTATTATAAGATATGAGTAACTATGTAAAAGCCACAGACTTTGCTTCTAAGGATGCCTTATTGACAGGCGACCCACTAAAGATTGTAAGTGGTACAGAAATAAATGATGAGTATAACGCTATCCAAACTGCTGTTAATACTAAAGCAGATATAAATAGTCCCGCATTAACAGGTACACCTACTGCTCCTACTGCTGCGGTTGGTACAAGCTCAACACAATTAGCTACTACTAATTTTGCTACTGTTGCAATACGAGCCTTATACCCAGTAGGAACTATTTATACTAACGCGAGTAACGGCACTAACCCAGCCACCTTATTAGGTTTTGGTACTTGGGTAGTGTTTGGTGCTGGGCGTGTTATGATTAGCTTGGACAGTAGCAACTCCCTTATGGACTCCGCAGAAGAAACTGGTGGTACTGCTGATAGTGTAGTGGTAGAACATAATCACACCGCTGATGCCGAAGCTGAACCAGACCATTTCCATAACTTAGAATCTAAAAATGGGGGTGGTTTTACTGATAATGATGAGAGTGGTGAATTTGCTGAAAGTACAGGTAAGAGTTCTGGTAGGACAACTAGCGCTGGTGGACATGACCATGCTATCACTATTGATAACGAAGGTGTAAGTGGTACAAACCAAAACTACCAGCCTTATATTACTGTTTACATGTGGAAGCGGACAGCCTAGTATGAAAATTACACATTTCCCTAATCAAGACGTAGATACTATTTATTATAAAATAAAAGATTATCTAGAAGGTTGTGCTAAATACACCTATGGTAGGTTTACAGCACAAGACATTAAAAACAATATAAAAAATAACTCGCATCAACAGTTATGGATAGCTCATAAAGAAGATAAAATCTATGGCTTTGTTGTAACTCAACCTACTCAATACCCACAGAAAAAAGTATTAGATATGGTTTTTACTGGTGGTATAGAGTTAGAACTTTGGAAAGAAGATATGTTAAAAACAATACAAGGCTTTGCTAAATCAACTGGGTGTGAAGCTATTGAGTCACAAGGTAGAAAAGGTTGGGGTAAAGTCTTTAAAGAAGATGGGTTTGAATCCCGTTTTATGTTCTATGAATTACCAGTAGAGGAGATAGTATAATGGGTAGTGGTGGTGGAGGATTAGGTGGAGGTTTGTTTGGTGATACTCAGTCTACTAATGTAAAGATAAACAAGAATGTAAAGAAAGCTGCTGAGGAGGCTAAGTTTAAGCCTTACACTTTAGCTACTACTACAGGTAGTACTACATGGGATAAAGATAAAAATGCTTTCTCTGTTGATTTATCAGAACCCCTTAAAGGTATTCAACAAGAGTCTTACCTTGGTGCGCAAGGGTTATTACAAGAAGTACCTGAAGCATTTGGAAGAGAGGTAACTCCTTTTGAGTTTGAGCGAGACTTACAAGGTCGTACTGCTGATATATACTCTGAACAGGCAGGTCTACTAGAACCAGCTTTTGCACAACAAAGACAACAACTGCAATCAGACTTATTTGGTAGTGGTCGTATGGGGCTTATGCTTGCAGGAGAGGCTGCTGGAGCAGGTGCAGGGGGTATGGTAAACCCTGACGCATATGGACTCGGTAGAGCGCAATCTGAGACGTTAGCCAACCTAGCTGCTCAATCAAGACAACAAGCACTTGGTGAACAACAACAAGCATTTGGTATTGAGTCTGGTATCTTTGGTATCAATGAGGCAGCAAAACAACAACGAGCAACAAACTTATTAGCTGGTGGTACTGGATTGTTTGGTATTGGTGGTTCTGTTTCTGATAGAGAAGTTCAACTTATGCAACTTGGTCTTACTGCTGAACAAGCAAGGGGTGCTGCTTCTGCTCAAGCTGGTCAGATATTAGTTGGAGGACAAAATGCTGCTGCTAGTGCAATGAACGCATCTGCTAATATGATGGGTGCTAACCAAGAAGCTAAGAATAATAGTATTGGTGGACAGTTTATGGGTAGCTTTGGACAGTCTATGGGCGGTGGTAGTGGTATGATGGATGCTGCGAAAACTGCAATGACAGCGGTGACTGTGAGTGACATAAGACTTAAAGAAAACATTGTTAAGTTAGGTAAGTATGGTAGTGGTTTAAATATGTACACTTGGGATTGGAACGAAGAGGGTAAGAAGGTTGCACACCCTGACCAACCTACTGTAGGTGTTATGGCACAAGAAGCTATGTTAGTGTTCCCTGAAGCTGTTATGAAAGGTGATGATGGGTACTTAAGAGTTAATTACGGGAGAATTTCATAATGGCTGAAACAATGTTTAAAACTGCACAAGAGTTGCTTGACCAACGTAGAAAAAATACACAAGATAATTTACTAACTATAAAAGCTATTGAAGGAAAACAAAGAGAAAGACCTTTATCTGGCTATGCTAAGTTTGGTGGCATGCTTGGTGAAGCGGCTGGAGAAAGCCTTAAAGATTATTTAGGTGTTAAAGATGAGGGAGACTACTTAAGAGACTATGAAAGTGGTATTGAACAAAGAAGGGTAATGGAGCAAAACTTAGGGGCAGAAGGTTCTGAGTATAGTCCTGAAGTAGCTGCCCAAGTACTAGCCCAACAAGATAGATTTATTGAAGAGTCTGGAAGTAATTTAACTCCTGAAATTAAAAGAACTTCAGATTTTACCAGAACTATGAAAGGACTCACTCCAGAGCAGCTTAATGACCCAATGCAGGTGGCTAAGGTATATAATGATTTTGGGTACACTCAACAAGCTGTAGAATTATTAAGTGGTAGTAGAATGACCGCTTACCAAGAAGCACAGATTCAAGCTTTAAAAGATAAAAATGAAACTGAAAGACGTATTCATGGTCTCGGTACGGGTGTAGGAGGTGGTACACCAGCAGGAGGTAGTGCAAAGCCTCCAGTACCTACGGGAGAGGGGCAAACCTTTACTATGGGTGGGGTTGATTATGTGGTAAGAAATGGCGCGCCTGTAAAAGTAGAAGATGTTAAAGCCTTAGATAAAGCAGGGATTACAGCAAAGACAGGAGCTTTTGGAAATATTTGGAATGCTGTGACTACTCCTTTTAATTTGTTAGCAGATGCTTCTCAAAGCATAGAAGATGAAAGGTTGATTACATCTGTACAAAATGCATTTGAAACAGGCGCTTTTACCCCTGAAGCTAGAAAAGCAGCTAAGCGGGTACTTGAATTGCCAATAGAACAAACAGGATTAACAGACAAACAATATGATTTGCTTGGAAAATTAGGTGGACTATAAACTGGTGGTAAATAATGGTATATTCTTATACACAAGAAGAAGTTGATGCAGCATTTGGTAATACAAGTACACCTACAGAAACACCACAAGATGGTACATTTAGTTATACTCAAGAAGAGATTGACCAAGCGTTTAGTCCTTCTGGAGGCGACATAGCAACAGGACTTCTTGCTGAGTTAGGTGTAGCTACTGGTGGACAGATGGGGGCGATAGCAGCAGGTGCAGCCGTAGGTGGTCCTGTAGGTATGGGTGTAGCTATTGCAGGTACTTTTGGGGCTGGGTTCTTAGGTAGTTTGGTTGCTCAAGAGATAGAGGGCGGAGAGACTTCTATTGGCAGGGCAACAGCAGGTGGTTTCTTAAACTTTGTAAAAGGTAGTAAATTACTACAGGGTGTTAATGCTAGTACAAAGATTACTCCAGAGTTAGTAAGACAAGTAGCA